CGCTTGAACCTTTATAACCAACTAATACTGGTGTAGTATCAGGAGCATAACTGTCAACGAACACACGCATAGCGCCGTTCAATGTACCAACGAACTTAGTGTTAGTTGGAGCTTCAAATGTACCTTCTGTAGTACGAGCAAAAGCACTAGTAGTTGCAGATTGCAATACTGTCAATGCCGCGCTAGATACAACAGCCCAGTTACCTGCGCCACGACGTGTACGTTGGGCGATCAAGTTAGCAACACGATTGATTAGAACAGCTAAGGCAGCGTGTTCGTCACCAACGTAAGTAGCTGTACCTGATACAGTAGCTTGGTTGTATGTGTACTCTGTAGATGCTAATGTACGTAATGACAATAGAATCTCTTGGTCGATCTCAGCAGTAATCTCTTGTGCTAGAGCGGCCATGATTTCAGCTTCAACGTCAATACCATGTTGGCTTTGAGCGTCTTGAGCCGCTTCAAATGTCCAACGTGCTTGCAACTTACGTGACTTAGCTTCAACAGCTTGACGCAAGATTTGAACACTGATTTGCTTACCACCGTTGCCTTCTAGGGCAGCAGTGTCGTTACCTGTGTAGTAACTTGTAGATGAATCAGCACTTGGAGTGCGTGAATATGCTTGTGCAATCAAGAATGGACTCAATGCTTCTTGACCAGCTGTAACGCTAGTTGCGGCTGCACTGTTGTCTGTTAATGACTGAGCATAACGAACACGTAGAGTGTGAATTTGACCAACTGGGCCAGTCATTGGCTGAACACCAACCAACTCGTTAGCGATAACTGTTGGCATGACACGACGGATAACAGGTAGAATAACACGGTTTAATGTAGCGATGTTACCTGCAGTTGTAGTACCGGCTGAAGATTCAGCTAGTAACTGTTTTTTGGTGTTTTCTAAAATAACACCCATTGTTGAACGGCGAGTTCCTTTTAAGCCTTCTAACAGAGCTTCTTTGGTCTCGTCCCAACGGCTTTCTAAGAGTACTTTTGACATTTTATATTTCTCCTAAATTATGTCTTTTTTTAAAGCCCTGCCAGACGCTTGATATCGATAACGTTATCACGTTGTTCCATATCAACTTCTTGTTTGGCAGCTTTATCCCCAGTTGCTTCTACAATAACTGATTCTGTTAAGCTAGTCTTTACAGACTTCTTCTCAGTACCACTATTCAAAACGGCTGGTAGATACTTATCGAAAGTAGCTTGCAGTTTACCTGTTTGCACACTCTCTAGTAAGTTCTGCATTGTCTTTGCTTTTTCTTCATTTAATGTAGATAGCAATTCAGCCATAGTCTTCTCACGAAGGTTAGACTCTTTGATAATGCGAACTTCACGTTCTTTTGATTCAACTAACTTTTTACTGTTGTTGATTTGATTGATGGATTCTGCTAGTTGAACTTCTTTTTCTTCTAGCTGAGCCATTAGCTTACGTGTTTCAGCTTTCTCACTTAAGTGAGTGACACTGAATTCACTTGCAAAGCTTTCGAAAATACGACGACCAAAATTGTTCTCCCGAGCAACTTTAATGTCTTCTTTCAATTGGCCTAATTCACCCTTGAGTTGGCTAGCAATAGCAGTAGACAATTTCTTAGCAGATTCAGTCACGAAACGTGCCTTCAATGCTTCTAATTGTTTACGACCTTCAGCAACTAACTTAACCTTTGCTTCAACTACAGCTTGTTTGTCTTGTGCGAATTCTTTAATTTCACGTGCCAAAGCATGAACAATAAATTGCTCTAGCTTTTGCTGACTTTCCATTTGTAGTTTGCGTTCTGAACGTAATTCTTTAATTTCTTCAGCTAGTTTAGTAACCATGAAATCATTAAATTTCGTTGCATTTTCACGCAATTTTACTTGCGCTTTTACGCGGTCTTCGTTCATTGCTTGTCTTTCATTCTGGAATTCTTCAATTTCAGATTGCAGACCTTCACTGACCATTTTATCAAGGGCTTCTACCATCACGCTTCTGTCATGTTCATAACGTTGTGCGAATTCTTCTCTTAATTCTACACGTACTTGCTCTTTGGCTTCGTTCAATTTAGATTCCCATGCCTCATTAATAGCGACACTAGTTTCTTCGTTGATTAATCCACTCTCAAGTAATGGTTTGATAGCATCTAACATGCTTAATCCCCTTTGTTAATTTTGAGATCCTTGATAAGACGAACCACTTCATCTTTCAGGTATCTCTGTACCTTCTTATCGCCCTGCGCATCTTTTGCTATATCCAACATTTTATGACCATGACGCATATTCATCATTCCTTCATAAATTGCTTTAGGATAAGCATTAGGAGCACTAGGTTGTGCGACAATATCCACAGTGACTATTTCAAAGTCACTAACTTTGCCGTCCATGTCATTCACGTTACCGCTACCACGACTTGAAACGCCGAGTTTCACACCACTCTCCAACATAGTTTTAACTAATTCACCCATTGGAGTTGGTAAAATCTTTAATTTGCCGAAACCATTAGCTCCGTCCATCCACATGCTTGTTATCATATGTGATACACGGTCTAAATTAATCTTTAAATCATCTGGATGATCTACTTCACCCAACACAGAGTAACCACTTGTAATTTGCTCATTTAGAGTACCGACGGCTGTTTCAATTTCAGACACGGGGTAAACACGCTCATTTGCGTTTTTAACCCCGCCCTGAATGAAGATACCTTTCATATAAAGGTTCTTCTTGTCGCCTTCACTGACAGATTCAACAACCATACCGGCTCGGTCAAATGTCAGATGCTCTTTGAGATACAAAGCCATTGCTCTCAGATTCCTTAAATGCGTCTTTTCGCAGGAGCTCTACGTGACTCTGCTACTGGACTACGAACTTTACCTGCTTCGTCTTTTGTAGTTGGCTTAGGTGCCGCTGTCAAATCTTGCTTCTTTTGACCAGGAGCGTTTTTGAATGATCCTGCACCTTTAACTTGTGTTTCACCTTTTGCATATGCATTAGATGGACCTTTTGGTGCTGTTGGAACTGCTTCACTTGCACCACTGAATTTCACTGGCTTGCTATCCATACCAGCTTGACCACTATTAGCATCTACTGTACTTCTGTTTTGAACACCATTGTCACCGTGCGTTACAGAAACTTTCTGCAACTGTACAGCTTCCATCATTGCTTCTTCGTCGGCTCCAAATTCTTCTTCACCGTCGTCCATGTCCATACCATCGTCCATGTCCATACCATCGTCCATGTCATCACCGGCCATAATGTCTTCAAATTCAGCCATTAATTGGTCTAGTTTATCTTCTAAATCAACAACACGGTCTTCTAAATCTTCTTCACCCATGTCGTCATCAGCTTCTAGGTCGTGAGTTAAATCTTCACCGTCTTCTTCTGCTTCGTCATCAAATTCGATTTCATCATCGTCTTCACCTTCAGACATTCCTGCTTCTTCGTCATTGATTTCATCAAGCAAATCTTGTACTTGACCTGAAGGTTGATTACTCATCATTGATTCTTCATCCATCATTGATTCATAAATTTCGCGGGATTTCTCAACCACGATATCATGGAACAATGCTTTAGCTTGTTCTTCGTTCTCATTGATAATCAAATCAATAAGTTGTTCAAATTTTTTATTATCCATTGAATGTTCTCCTAAGTAAATGGCTTTGTAGAATTATTTAGTGTGTATATGGCAAAACAGCACAATAAGTGCTATTTTTTTGCGTTTTTGATACAAAGCAAGGAGAAATTGATAAGTGTCAGACTTATACTTGAGGTTCAGCCGCTGGCTGAGAATATTGTGCATGAATCTTTTTAAGATAACTAGCCTTTTCGTAATTTCTAACATCATTCATTTTACGTAATTTACGAATTTGACGTAATGTTAATTTTGTTTTACGGCTTTCTTTCCACTTAGGTCTACTGTTATCAGACTCAACATCTTGATAACCTTCAATAGCGGGTTCAAACATCTCAAATAATTTCATATGTTTATTTATCTTAAATCTGTCCGGGCGCACCGCCAGGAGCATTACCTGCCATACCGGCTGCATCATTACCAACTGGACCTGCTACTTCCATACCATCTAATCCATCTTCTGGTTCTGGCATATTCATATCTTCACCGGTCTGACTGTCGGATTCAATATCACCAACTGATACACCAATACTACGTAAGTCACTACCTTGTGGCTCAATCTCAATCTCTTTGTCATTTTCTTCACGCCACATCTTTTCGTTCTTACTGATTTCTTCTTCAGTTAAGCCTAAGAATCGTTCTAATGCAAAACGCTTACTTATGTATGGATATTGTTCAATAGCACTGAATGAACCAATACGTGCTGTATCCAATTCACTCTGACGATAAGCCGCAAAGTTTTGTGGTGGATTAAATTGTAATTGGAACAAGTTACTATCAATATTCAATCCTCTCCAACGTAAAAATAATTTGAATTCTTCGTCAAGCTTTTGACTGATGTACTTTTGTAATCGTTCACAATATTGATTGAAACGGAACTCTTGGATCATAGCTGTACCCACACGTCCATCACTTAATGGAGTAGGATTATCATCAGGGCCAGTTGGAAGATAGCTACTTGGCACACGTAAACCACGTGCTAATCTGTTGTTAAAGTAACGCAAGTCATCAATCTCACCCAAATTCTGTCCACCGGGTAACACTTCAACACTTGATCCTCTTCCGTCAGCAGTAACTGGGAAGAAGTAATCTTCATTCATACTTAATGGGTTGTACGATGCATCAACTACGCTACCGCCACCATGCGTACTTGGAATACGTCTTTGGTGAATTTCATTCTTAATACGTTCAACGAAAGCCATAGCTAAGTGACTTGGCATATTACCTACGTCAATCTTAAACATTCTACGTTCCGGAGCACGTTGTACACGATAGATTAGAACAGCGTCTTCTAGTAATTCTTTTTGTTTGTAGACTTTAAAAATGTTTTCTAAGATAGATTGACCAAAGGGCCAGAAACGATCCAGACCCTCCGTCAAACTTAGATGAACTACATGTTTAGCATCTATGGCTGATTCGCTCTGGCCCAAAGTGAAACGACTGCCTGAAGTGTTGTAGGGCATACTTGGAACAGTGTATCCACCGCCTTGTGCTCCTCCACCTGTACCACCCAATCCAGTTGCAGGATTTGCGGCAAAGTCTGTATTTGTTTTCTGTGCTACTGTTAAGTTCTGTAAGTTAATGTTAATATCTTTGATAACATATTGTTCAGGCTTCTTACCTTCGCTTTCGTTAACAATAACTTTAATAACTTTAGTCATATCTACCCAATACAACTTAAAGTTTTCCGGGTCACGTACAAATACTTGATCACCAAACTTAATAGTATTACGGAATATTTTAAATGTTCTAGTGTCAAACTCGTTTAGTTTACACCATTGTTGTAGTTGAGTTTTTAATAATTCAACTTCATGTTGTGTTGGCTCATCTTTGAAATCTAAGTCAAAAGGAGTCTTGTTATGTTCGTTTGATTGTGTACTGAATTCTGAAATAATATCTAAACATGCATTAATCTCAGCATCAACATCCATCATTTCATATTGGTTGTATCGTTCAATACGATTTGGGTGACCTGTGTAGACTTCAGGTAAACGACTGCGGTAATTCTTGTAGCCAAAATCTTGACTGTTCATTCCTTGACCAGAATCACTGTTGACTCCGGCATTACCGTTCCAAGCGCCGGTGTTGTTGTTAAAGCCTGATATCGGACTTGAGATACCGGATTTGTTTGAAAAGCGTTTTTTGTAGGTCATATTAGATAGTTTATCTAGTATTTAGTGTTAAACCATTGAATTGCGTAATAATTTATCTTGTATGTCATTACCAGAAGCTAGCTTATCAATCACATTATCTAATTTATCTGACATAACATCATACAAATCTCTTAACGCATTCAACGTGTCATCATTATTTGTAGAAGTATTATTAGTAATTGACGGTAATTCTGAATCTAAGCTGGTTTTACTAACAGACCCCATCATTGATTTAACTTCTTCTAATTGTACTGATGGTAATACTGCTTCAGTACCGTGTAACATAACTGGATATCCGCTATCAGGTCCGTTGAACACTCCACCTAACCGAGCCATTTCAATATGAGGCGGGTCATCGGCTAAACGTTTAAATCCAAATGTTTTTAAGAACCCACCGGCATCTAATGCTTCAACATCTGATGTGTTTAAATCTAATGCTTTACCAGATTCATGTCTACTGCTACCGGGCGGTGCCACTGGATTTCCATACGCATTAAGACGTTTATTAGGATTATTTGGGTCAGGGGTGGCTGCGTCCCATAACTTTTGTTGCTCCACGGGGTCACGCATTGCAGAATTGACTTGCACAGGTTTATTGTATGCGGCAATCATCTCAGTAAACTTGTCACGTGCAGTTGGTGACAGTGCGTCAAAATGTGATTTTGTACCTAATTTATCACCTTGAAACTTAATCAACTTCATAACGTCTACTGCTTTAACCGCCGGCGCAGGACTGTTGGCAGATTCCATTGCATAATCTGCTTTTCGAGCACTACCTTGTGTTGCAGGTAAGAATGGAGATAAACTTGCTACCTTGACCCCAGGACCTGGTTTTGGTGGTTCACCAATAGGAGCCATACTACGTGTACCTGTAGCCCCTTTTTCTGCGGCTTGTCTGGCTCGTCTTTGTTCTGCCATCGATGGAGCAACTGTACCCGGTCCGCTTGGTGCCTTATTACGACGGTCTTGTTCAGCCTGAGTTTGTGCTGTTACAACATTTTCTTTAGCTCTTGCTTCTTTCTCTCTTGCAACTTTTGCTTCTTCACTGTCACGACCATGAGTTCTTATTGCTTCTTTTCGTTTGTCTGAGGCTTCTCTAGCGGCTGCTCTAGCTTTATCTTCTGCTAAAGGACCGGTGGGAGTAATACCAAATTTATTTTTAATGAAATCTGCTAACTCATTTAACGAGTCTGCAAATTTTGCAACAGCATCACTTGCATAAGGTAACATATCATTACCTAATTCAAACATTTTTAGACTCAACGCTTCCATAGATTGTTGGGCAGATACCGTAGATTTAGTTAGCTTATCTGTTTTTTCTGTCTGGTCTGCTTGTATTTTTGCCGCTTCTTCCATTGAGCCACGATATTTGCCATTTGCAATATCTTGGTAAGTTGCAAAGTTACCCATGATCTCGGGGTCTAGGTATTTTGCCGCACCTCTAAAGTTATCTACATAATCACCGGTAGCCTCTTGCATAGTTTTCATCAAACTATCCCAAACTTTAGGGATATCTTCCGGTCTACTTTCTTTTAATTGCTCAATACCTTCTTGTAATGAACTACCAAATACTTGTACTAACTTACCAGATTGTTCAGATGCTACTCCACCTGACGCAAGATCCTTAATACCTTGTTTCATTGTAGGATCATTAAACAGCATTGTAAGTTTGTCGAGGGCTTTTGCTCCTGCTTCTTGGCCATTAGCAAGCATTTCTTCTCTAGTAGCACGATATCTACTATCAGACATTAATGCATCTTGCTGTTTTTGAATTTCTTGTCTACTTAAGCCAGTAACTTTTTGTAATAAATCTAATTCTTTAGTGTAGCGTACAGTTCCTTCAGCTAATTGCTTATCGGTCATTTGTCTACCACGACCTAAACGTATTTCTTGCTCTAAGAATGCGGCTGCATTTTCACCAATGTCGTCTGCTGTTAATCCTAATGCTCTTAGTCCCAAACCAGCTTGTGATAATGCCCCGTTTTTCTTAGTAAGCATCCCCACTCCATCTGCAAATATCCCAGCACCTTTACCTACTGTGCCTCCAAATGATGCAAATGTTTGACCGTTTTCTTTTACTATTTTCTTAAATCCTTCAAGCGTCATTCCAGATGCTATTAGTTGTCGGCCAACGCCAGTCATACCATCTGATACCAGTGCACCTGAATTTGAAAGTTCTTGGAATGCCTTAAGGTTTTTATCCATTAAGTCAATAACGAACTTACTAGCTTCGGCAGCGGCTTTGATACCAGCGGCAACACCTTCACCTACAAACGGTATTGCTTTGGCCAATGCAGCCATTGAATTGGCAACAATGTCAATTAATGGATTTAATGTAGCAAATGATGTATTGCCCTTAGCTAAATCTACTGCAAAACGACCCATTCCTTTACCTAAATCACCAGTACCACGTTTAATGTTCGACACTAAATCATCTTGTGCTTTGTGTAAATTAGAGGTAGCTTCTTCAGAACGTTTTAATGAACCAATTTGCTGGCGCTGTAAAAAGCCAAGCTGTGTTGAAGTTTTAATTAATTGATTGTTAGCGTCAATGACATAATTCATTGATTTTAACTGGTCTTTGTACAATGCATCACGTTTGGCAGCAAGTGCTTTACCTGCTCCAAATTGTGCATCAATTTCTTTATTAAGCTTTTTCTCTAGCTCAATACGTTGTAGACTTTGATCTTGTAATTTTGTAAGCGTGCCGTCTTGTGCTCTGGCATATCCAGCTTCTTTTGCTACCGATTTGGATAAATTTTCATTTCGTTTTCTTAACTCGTCATCGGTAACCTGTGTGGTATCAACAAAGCCTGTAAGCTTTTCTGTAATAGCCTCAAGTGCTTTTATTAAAGTATCAATATCAATATTATTACCCATGTTTTTTACCCACTAAATATTAATAGTATTTATGATTACAAAAAACACATATTTGGAGAACAAATGAACACTAATCCATTAAAACAGTATTTCCGTAGACCTTCAATCTACTTAAAATTGCCTAGCGGGGGCAAATACTATCCAGAGGGATCAATTGATTTACCCGAAAATAAAGAAGTTCCTGTCTACCCAATGACCGCTATTGATGACATTACTAGCAAAACCCCTGACGCATTGTTTAACGGTATTGCAGTAATTGAAATTATTAGAAGCTGTGTACCAAATATTAAAGATCCTTGGCAAGTCCCGGCTACGGACGTAGATGCATTACTAATTGCAATACGTGCCGCTACCAATGGTAATATGTTAGATGTAGAATCATCATGTCCATCATGTAAAGAAGAATCTTCTTACAACATTAATTTGGTTAGCTTATTGGCTAACTTAGGAAATGTAAATTATCAAGATACCATTAACGTTAATGATTTGACAATAAAATTTAACCCATTGTCATATCGTAAACTTAATGATATTAATTTAGCACAGTTTGAAATTGAGAAAGCTATTAGAAACTTAGAAAATATGGAAAATGATGAGGAAAGATTAAAATCATCAAACAACACTATGAAAAGTTTGAACAACTTAAGCATGGCATTAATAACAGAAGCCATAGAATCTATTGCTACACCCTCAGTTATCGTAACTGAAAAAGAACATATCAATGATTTTTTAAGAAATTGTGATAAGCATACATATGATATTTTAAAAACTACTGCCGTAAAGTTCCGTGAAAGTTCACAACTTAAACCATTGAAAGTAAAATGTATTCACTGTCAACATGAATATGAGCAACCACTAACACTTAATGTAACTGATTTTTTCGATTAAAGCTTCTATATCTTAACTCTGAAGATATTCAGAAGCTTATTGACGATATGGAATCAGAGTCTATCGCTATTAAGCAGAATGCCATAAAAATGTCCTGGTACATGAGAGGTGGTGTTTCATATGTAGATGTACTGAACATGTCTAGTGAAGAACGAAAAGCCATATCAAAATTAATAGAAGAAAACTTAGAAACAACTAAGAAATCAGGTCTGCCATTCTTCTAATTAATCCGTAACTGTTCATTTATCAATTCGGGGTAGTCATTAAGAGATGAACTACGTTCATCTAAGAACTCACTTCGTTCGTTCTTTATTCTTTACGGTTAATACAGATTTATTTTAGATTAGATTTAATACGGACATGATTGCCGCTTTGAAGCCATGGTAGTGCTATTCAGCACTACCAATGGTAAAGGTTGTTTGCACGCCCGTCATCCTTTG